CCACAGCCAATTAGAACGGCGACGATTGTTATCGCCGACGGCATCGCTACGGCGACCGTGTCCGGAGGACACGGCTACGACAACCTCGACAAGGTGACGATTGCCGGAGCCAGCCCTGCGGGGGTCAACGGCACCAAAACAATCACGGTGACTGGAGCCGATACTTTCACCTTCCCGACCACAGCGACCGGAACGGTGACTGGCACTATTACCGTGAGCCGTGATGTCGACGCGACCTACGCCGAAGATTTCAACAACAGCACGACCAGCCGGACTCGCTACGCCAACGACATCCTCGGAGCGGTTTATGTGCAGGGAGCAATCGTCTACCAAGATCCCCGCAGCGGGAACCCCGCACAGATGATCGTGGTCGCCGACGGCAAGATCATGGCGCTCAATTTCAACGACGCCTCGGTCTATCGGCTCAACCTTTCCGATGAGATCTCGACGGATGTTCCAGTCTACATGACCCAAGCCGAAAAGTTTCTCATTATTCAGACGGGTCAGGATGAACCTCGGATTTACGACGGCTATGTCCTGCGCCGTGCCAGTTACTACGGATCGCAGGTTATCCCGATCGGGAAACAGATGGCTTATGGGCAAGGGCGGCTTTTCGTCACAGTCAACGAGGGTTCGGAAATCTTGGCCGGCGACCTAGTGTTCGGTGGCTCGACAACCAATGTCGGGATCACCAGTTCCAGTGCAGCCAACCCGACGGTCATTACGACGGCCAGTGACCACGGGTTTGCCGCGGGCGACCAGATCACGATCCAAGGGCACAGCAGCACCCCGCCGATCAATTCGACTTACACGGTGGCGACCGCACCAACCGGAACGACCTTCACCATCCCGACGGCGATCACCAGTGCGGGAAGTGGGGGTTTTGTCAGTCGGTTCAACGCGGGGCAAGACAGTGATCTTTTGCGGTTCACCGAGACTACGTTCCTGAACGAAGGCGGGAGCTTTGCCCCGACCGGAAAAGTGGGAAGAGTCACCGGGTTGGTCTTCCTCCCCGTGCAAGACACGGCGACAGGACAAGGCGACCTGATCGCGTTCTGCGAACGCGGTTCGGTCACCTTCCAAGTCTCAGCGCCCCGCGCCGAGTGGAAGAACACCCAAGGCTTTCAGCGTGTGCTTTTCGACAACATTGGGTCAGCCAGCGACAGCATCATTCCGGTCAACGGGGATTTGTTCTTCCGCAGTAAAGAGGGCAATGGCATCCGCACTTACCGTAATGCGAGAGCCGAAGCTGACGGCTACGGTCAGACCCCGATCAGCGCGGAGATTGATCCGGTGCTTAATCAAGACACCCTTTGGATGCTTGACGGGGTGAGCTTTGCCAACTTCGACAACCGGCTTTTGATGACCTGTCTGCCGCGGCAATACCCCCGTCGTGCGGCCAACGACGCCCAAGCCGACACCTTTGCGGCCCAACCGATCCCGACACTGTTCGACGGGCTCGCGGTCTTGGACTTCCAATCTTCTTCCAGCGGTCGCGGCAAAGCCGCCGCTGTATTCGACGGAGTCTGGACCGGCCTACGCATCATCAAGCTCGCGCCGGGAACCTTTGACGGTGATCCGCGCTGTTATGCCGTGTGTCTCCATGAGGATGCTACGGGGCGTCGGGTTGAGATCTGGCAGATAACCAAAGAGGACGAATATGACTTTCCGGTCGAAGGTCCGCGTCAAATCGAGGCCGGCATCGTAACTAAGGCGTTCGACTTCGAGGACAACATGAGCCTCAAGAAATTGATCCGTTGTGACCTTTGGTTCGACGACCTCGGTGGCGGCAATGATTTTCCGTTTGAGTGCGAATTGGCTTATCGGCCCGACGACTACCCGAACTTCACTACATGGCAGAGGTTCGAGCGGAGGTTTGCCACGGATTTTCTATTGCAGGATAAAAACCTTCTGGCCTTCACCGAAGCGATCGATGACGCCTCGTGGGTCAAAGCACGGGTAGGGGTTGTGGCGAACTCGACAACGGACCCCCTTCAACAGCAGACGACCGTGGATCTTCTCCGAGAGGACACGGCATCTGGAACTCATCAAACATACCGCACTAGCCCCACGCTCGTGTCTGGGTCGTCTTACACATTTTCTGTATACGTGAAAGCCGTGGGGAGAAGCCGGGTTTATTTGCAGTTCCCGACAACGGGGTCTGCGTTTTCTGCGGCCCAGACTGCACACTTTTTGCTGAATGGAGGGGGCAGCATTACCAGTCTCTCGGCAACGGCAACCGCGATCATCACACCGTTGCCGGATGATTGGTATCGGGTCTCCATCACTTCCACCACTACTGGCGCGGGCACCGTGCGAGCCACAATCGGGCTTGTCGCATCTGGAACCACCACCAGTTACGTGGGAGACGGGACTTCGGGGATTTATGTCTGGGGTGCCCAATTAGAGCAAAACGATGCCCCCACCTCTTACGACCCCGATCCGCCGCAGTTGCTCAACTATGAACGTGGTTACGCGCCCCAAGTCCGCTTTCCGGCCCCGCCCAGGACCGCCAATCTAGCGACCGACGTGCCCGCCTACTTGGGCCATGACTTCACACTGCGGGTCAACTGGACCGGCCGCGCCCACCTCGGGCGGCTCATGCTTCACGGGCACAAACTGGTAGAAAATGTGGGAGGAGGAACCCTGTGAGCACGACTCTGAAAGAAATCTACAACATTGATACCTCCATCGAGTCGGAGATGAATTCATGGTCGAGTCTCCCTGATGGATTCCGGCTTCAGTTGGGACTCACTCGTCAAACTTCCTCGGTGGTGGGCAACGGAACCACGACAACCGTCACGACAACCGTCGCCCACGGGTTTTCGGCTAGTAGTTCGGTCGTCATTTCCGGAGTTACTCCTTCTGGATTCAACGGCACCTATACGATTGCTTCCACCCCGACCACCACGACTTTCACCTACGCCAACGCGACCAACGCCACGGCCACCGTTCAAGGCACCGCCGAACTCAGTGCCGACCGGGTTCTGCTCTTGGACGACCTCGGCAACAAGTTGCTCATTCAGTAATAACCGCATATCTTAACACATGGCCACAGCTTACACATCTGACCGCAAAATTGGGGCGCTAGAGAGCGCCTCGACGCCTCTGGCTGCGGCCAATGAATTGGTCATCAACCAGAACGGCGACACAGTGAAAACGCCGTTGAGTGCCATCGAAGCTAAAGTCTTCGACGCCAAAACAGCGACCACAACCCCCACCGGAACTGAAGTGGTGGTGGTCCGGCAGACTGACAACAGTCTACGTCAGGTCGCGCTGTCGAACATTGTCCCGGCGCTCAACATCACCAACGGCCAAGTCAGCGGCTCGGCGGCGATCGCAGATACGAAACTGGCCACGATTGCCACGGCGGGAAAGGTGGCTAATTCCGCGACGACGGCGACAAACCTTAACACGGCCAACGCCATCGTGACGCGGGACGGCAGCGGCAACTTCTTGGCGGGGACAATCACCGCGACTTTGGCGGGGAGTGCCACGGGGAATGCCGGCACCGCAACTAAATTAGCTACTGCCCGCACTATTGCGATCAGCGGCGACGTAACCGCAACCGGGGTTTCGTTCGATGGGTCAGATAACATCACGATATCTGCGGCGATAACAGGTAACTCCATCCTCAACGCCGACATCAATTCGGGTGCGGCAATCGTCGACACCAAGCTGGCCACGATTGCCACGGCGGGAAAGGTGGCTAATTCCGCGACGACGGCGACAAACCTTAACACGGCCAATGCCATCGTGGCCCGTGATGCCAGTAGAAACTTTTCAGCAGGAACGATTACGGCAGACCTTGTGGGTGATGTGACGGGTGATGTGACGGGTAACGTGGCGGGCTCGGCGGGACGTTTGGCGGTGGGGGGGACTATCGGCATGACTGGCGATGTGGTTTACGTAAGCAGCGTATTCAACGGCACTGCGGGCGTCACAGGGGTGGCGACCATCGCAACCGACGCGGTCACTTTTGCCAAAATGCAAAACAGCGCAGCGGCAGGACTCTCGGTCGTCGGGCGCAGCACCAACTCCGCTGGCGATTTTTCCGAGATTGATGCGGGAGCCGACGGTCATGTGTTACGTAGAAGTGGAGTAACGGTGGGCTTTGGGCAGATTGTCTCTGCGGGAATTGCTACTGATGCCGTAACCGTGGAAAAGCTCGCTACCGCAGTGCGGCAAGCCTTGGTTCCAGTGGGTGCCGTCGAAGCCTTTGCTCGATCGACGGCACCGAGTGGATGGTTGGCAGCGAATGGAAGCACAATCGGATCGGCATCCAGCGGAGCTACCAACGCTTCGGCCGATTACTCGGCCTTGTTCACCGTGCTCTGGGACAACTGGACCAACACACTGTTGCCGATTCTTAACAGTGCCGGAGCGGCCTCAACGAGGGGCGCTTCTGCTTCGGCAGATTTTGCGGCCAATAAACGTCTTCCACTGCCCGATCTGCGTGGTTACTTCGCACGCGGCTGGGGTGTCGCCGGTCAAAATGGAGCCAATAGCGATGGAACTGTGTCTGGGGCGTTCGGGGAAAAGCAGGCTGATGCTACAAAGCGTCCCTCTACTGCTTTAACCGGCACAACCAATACTACTGGTTTACATACGCATCCACATGGTCGTTTAGGTGCCGCAGTTCCAGGAACTTTTGCCAACAACATTACAAATTATCCGGGTGGCGAAACATCTGGGATTACTGGCTCCAGCGGAAATCATTCCCATACAGTAACAATAGACGGTGGCGGCGACACCGAAACCCGACCGAAGAACATCGCACTCCTTTACTGCATCAAATTCTAACTTATGGCCCTCATCCCAGGAACACTCCCCAACGGAACCAAGTATCCCAACGACCCGCAGTCGTTGCTCGATACGTTCGCGTCCTACCTCACGGCACCAGAAGCGAAGAAAAATCGTCCGACGGTGTCGGTTTACACTCCCGCCGCCGGAGCCACGATCACAGCGAGCCCGAATGGGCTGGATGAGACGGTGTTTCTCGATCACGGCAGCACGATCGCGACGATGACTTTTGTCTTCCCAAGTAACTCGAACAGTGTGACTGGGCAGACTTTGCGCCTCTTTGCCCGCAGTGCGGTGACGGCGCTCACGGTTTCTTCGTCAGGTCTGACTTTGCGCGGGACTGCCTTGACCGCTTTGACCGCCAGCCAATGTCCTGAATGGCAGAAGGTCGCCGCGAACACTTGGATTAGAGTCCAGTAATGGCTACCTACCTCGAAGCACGTAACTTGCTCGCACCCTACGTCGATAATGGCGTGGCGGTGACTGATACCACGCGCATCGACCAGAGGATCGATGAGGCCCAACGTCGGCTGATCGACCACTACAACTTCCTTTCCCGCCGCGAGGAGAGTGCCCGCACCCCATTGGTCTGGCAATCCGGAGGCACAACCGGCGTCCCTACCACGGGCGACCTCATCCTCGACAACCTCGACGCGACCAAAAACATGATCCTTGCGATCTGGCGCGAGGAGAATAACCAGCTTGATTTGTCTCAGGGGCTTGAGACCAAGGCGTATTCTTACGTCGAGCGCAACATTACGAACGATGTGGAACGCGAGCGCCGGACAGCTTACGAGGCGTTGACCGTCAACAGCCAGAATACGTTCGGCGGAATGGTCGGTCGAGTAGGTTTGGAGACGCTCGTCCAATACCGTATGCCGGTCAGCAGGATCCAGAGCTACGTCAACCGCGCTTACCAGCAGGCGATCGCCCAGCACAACTTCATCTCCCGTCGCGAGAACCTTGAACGGGGGACCATCACCTATAATACCCTGACGGGTAATACCGAGCAATTCGACGCGCTTCTCCCCGACGAGGTTGTCCGGCTTTTGGCGCTCTCGAACATTGTGACCGATAACGGGTCGGATGGCGGTGGGCTGAAAAGCCAAGCATTCGAGTTAATTGAGCGCAATGTGATGTCGTCAGTCGAGCGGGATCGTCGCACGGCTGCGGGGACCGAGGGTCGGCTGCACAATGAACTGGCGGGCGGGTTACAAATCCCGACGGCACGGTTGACTCAGTTTCTTAGCCAAGCGGCGACCGAGGCCGGAGCCCACTACGATTTTCTGGCCCGTCGCGAAGACTATTCGAGCGGGGTCAAACCGAATCCTTTTGCCTACGAAGTGCTCAAGCCGTTGGTGGAATCCTATATCGCCACTACCTCGGGAGCGGTCGATGTCACTACCGCGAAGAAGCAGGAGGCATTTTCGATCATCGAGCGCGACTTGATGCAGAATGTCGAAGCCGCCCGCCGGGCCACGGCCGGAGAGGCGGGGCGTTTACATAACGAACTTCCTGAAGGGTTGCGGGTGGCTACCTCTCGTTTCACCGAGTATCTCACCCAAGCCGCCACCGAAGCGGGCGTTCATTGGGACTTCTTGGCTCGTCGGGAAGACTACTCCACGGGGGTAAAGCCTAACCCTTTCTCCTACGAGGTTCGCAAAAAGTTGGTCGAGTCGTATCTCGCCACTGCGAACGCGGCCGTGGAAGTCGCCACCGCGCTCAAAGGAGAAGCCTACCAAGTCATCGAGCGTGATTTGATGGCCGAGGTAGAGACCGCCCGGCGCAGCGCCCCCGGAGAAGAGGGCAAGCTACACAATGAACTTCCAGAGGGTGTCCGCATTGCCACCTCCCGGTTGACCACTTACTTGACCCAAGCGCAAACCGAGGCGGGCACCCATTGGGACTTCTTGGCTCGCCGTGAGGACTACTCCACGGGGGTGAAGCCGAATCCTTTCTCCTATGAGACCCGCAAGAAAATGGTCGAGTCGTATATCGCGACGGGTTCCGCGGCACCGGAAGTAGCGACCGCTTTGAAGGGTGAAGCCTACCAGATTATCGAGCGTGATCTCATGGCCGAGGTAGAGACCGCCCGACGTGCTACAGCCGGAGAAGAGGGGCGGCTGCACAATGAACTGCCCGAAGGAGTCCGGATTGCGACGAGCCGGATGACGGAATATTTAAGCCAAGCCGCCGCCGAGGCTGGCGCTCACTGGGACTTTTTGGCCCGCCGTGAGAACTATTCGAGCGGAACCAAACCCAATCCTTTTACCTATGAAGTGCGGAAAAAATTCGTGGAAAGCTATGTCGCGACCGGGGCTGGTCAAATCGAAGCCGCGTCGGCGCTCAAAGCCGAAGGCCAAGCGTTGATCGAACGTGACCTGATGGAGGAAATTGAATCGGCCAGAAGGTCTGCCGGTGGAGATGAGGGTCAGCTTCACAACGAGCTACCCAACGGGGTCACCATCCCGACACCGCGTCTGACCACTTACTTGTCCCAGGCTTCGACCGAAATCGGGGCGCAGCAGGATTTCTTGCAACGCCGTGAAGACTACAACGGTCCCGCACCGACACCGACCTACGAGCAGAAGAAACTCTTGGTTGAAAGCTATCTGGCGACTTCTATCGGACAACCGGATCTGGCAACTGTTCTCAAACAACAAGCCTTTGCCCTAATCGAGCGGGACGTTTTCACGGCGATTGAAGCCGCACGCCGCTCGACCCGCGAAGCGTTGCTCGCTTCGGCCAACGATACTTTTGGCTACCACTGGGGACGGATCGGGCTGGAACTACCCGAGGCTTACCGACTCTCGGACTCCGCCGTGAAGCGCATGGTCAACGCGGCCGAGGAGCAACTGATGTTTGCCGGTAAATGGGTTGGCACCGTGGCCGAGTATACGCTGACCGTAAATGCCACGGGTGAGTTCTTTCTCCCCCGTGAGGTCGAGACGATTCTCTATATGTCTTTCGACGGTGACCCCAAGCCCGTGCACGATCGGCTCAACGAGTGGATTCGCGGCGGCACCGGATACCGTGAGACGGACGACAAGTGGCGTGAAGGCGCGGTCGACCGCGGCGAAGCGATCGATCCGGCCGATAGTCTTCTCAAACGCAAATACTGGATCACTCTGCCGACCGAAGTGCCGGTAGTCCGGATCTTGGCCAAACGCCGCTTCATCCCCCATACCGCCGACGCGGACGCGATGTATCTGCGTAACTACCAAGCGATTTACGAGGCGACCAAGGGGATTCTCTTGGGCGGTGACCAGATCACCCCGCACATCGAAAAAGCCAAGGAGATGCTGGCCAGCCAGATCGCCCAACAGAATTTCTCGGGAAACAAAGGAGCAGCCCACACTCGCAGAGTGCTGGCTTTCAGGTAAATTAAATACTATGAATACGATTAACGGATTACCTTACGGGGGGTTGCAAAACTCACAATTTAATCAGCCAAGGCCGATAGGCAGTGTTTTAACCGGAGCGATTGGCGCGGCAATGGGCGAGGCGCAATCAGCCATGCAGAACGGTGCGGTTGGCCAAGCGATGAATCAAGCTACTGCCCAAATCGCCTCGGCGGTCGCGCAAGAAATGGTCGCCGCGGTGACCCAAGCTGCCATGCCCTACACCGGCCAAGGTAATGCTTTTGGCCAAGTAGCAGGTCAAAGAGCGGGAATCAGTGGGAGTGGGTATGCCCAAAAAGCGTTGCAAATGGAACAACAGATGCGGGCGTCGATCTTAGGCTCACAGTTACAAGCGCCACGAAGCCTGATGCCAATCCGCCGCTAGTGCGTTTCCGTGATATAGTAATAACCGAATAATGACCGCTGAACTAGACTTTCCAGAACTTAAAGATCTGTCGCCGGAGGAGTTTGAAGCCAAGGCGAACGAAATCGTCGATGACATCGAAGAAGCCATTGCTCGCCGACTTGTCTTGGTCGATCTGCCGGTGACCCATCGCTTTACCCCCGGCCTTTATATTCGAGAGATCCACATGCCCGCAGGGGTTGTTCTGACCAGCCGCACCCATAAATACGAACATCCTTTTGTTATCTCCAAGGGTGTGCTGTCCGTCTGGTCCCTCGACGAGGGCGCGGTGACTTATCGTGCCCCACACACCGGAATAACCAAACCCGGAACCCGGCGTGTTCTCCTTATCCATGAGGACACCGTCTGGACGACTTTCCATACCAACGAAGATGACGAGCAGGATCCCGAAGAGATCGTTTATCGCGTGACCGAGCGGCATGAAAATCCCCGAATGAGGGAGGCGCTGAGTTGCCGTCCGGAATGTGAAAAGGTGCTTCTCAACCAAAGACAGGAGGCATTCGTATGAGCATGGGTGTTATCGCTGGGGTCGCTACCGTTGTTAGTGCCGGAGTTGGAGTCGCTGGGGCACTGGGAGCCTTTGGCGGTGGAGGGGGAGGAGGAGGTAGTATGTCTGGAATAACTAAAGCCCAGATGGATCAGTATATTGCTGACACTAGGGCCGATGGGGATCGCCTGATTTCTCAAGTTGGGAGTATCGCCAATAAGCTCCAAACCGACGTAGCCAGCCTCGGGTCGGCTTACGCCAAAGATGCCAACGACCAAGAGAAGCAAGCGATTGAACGAATCAATCGCGCCAATGAAATCCTTCAATCTCAGGCCAGTGAGCGTTCGGCCAATTTTGCCCAAGACATTCAACGGGCCATCGATGATCTGGCATTCGGCACCGAAGTCCTAAACCTCGGTTCGCGAGCCGATACCTTGAACCAGTTAAATGCGTTCAAGACCGAAGTCCAAGACATTGAAAAGACGGCTCTTGAGAGAGTCGGGGTAGCTTTGGACCGCGCTGATGCCGACACGGCGAGTCTCAATCAAGATTTCCAGTCCCAGACTGGGGCGCTCGGTGACAGATTTGCCGAAGCCGGAAAGACTTTCCGCGAAGATTCCGATGCGCTTACCCGCGAAAACCAAGCGGACATTCAGCGGTTCCAAGCGGATTCGGGAGCATTGGGCGATCAAGCAAGAACCGACGCCCAGACTTTTCGCAGTGATTCACTCGCAGCCGGAGACCGTTTCCGCAAGGATCTTGAGGATTTTCATTCAGGGTCAAAATCACTCGGGGACTTATTCCTCGATCGCGCCTCGCAGGCCCAACAACAGTATTTGAGCACGATGGGCCAAGCTACGTCTACAGACTCATCGCGAGTTCTTCAATTCACCCAAATGGCCGATCAGCTTTCCCAAGCCGCCGTCCAGACCCGTGCCAATATGTTAGCGACCGCCGATCCTCGCGGCGTGGAGCTTTCGCAGATGGCAGATGAGAACGCCGCGGCGATGTTGCAGGGGCGCATCGGTGCTGATGTGCAAGCGAACCTGTCCCGATCGAGCGCGATGCGTGCTTTGCAGGGTGGGTTCGGGGCGTCGAGTGAGATGGGCCGAGGGCTAACGGCGCGTGATCTTGGTCTGACTTCGCTTGATCTCCAGCGCCAAGGGGCGGCACTCAACGATTCCCAGCGGACGCTCAACTACAACACCCGTGTCGCAGGTCTACAATCTGATGCCGGAGCGTTGATGCGCGACAACAATGCACTGTTAAGTGAACAAGGGCGCACGCTACTTGGTTCACAAATGCAGACCGCTGAGATCGACCGCAAACAGCGGCAAGCTGGGTTGGATAGCTTTTTAAGAGGGGCAGAAAGCGACCGCAACCAGCGGCAGGGCATTTACGAATCTGTGCTTCGCGCTTCCGATGCGGAACTTGCAAGAAGGCAGGGGGCTCTGACGACTTCTTTGGGCGCACGACAAACAGATGCTACACGCAGACAGGGTGTTTTCGACACCGGACTGCGAGCCGCCGAAAGCGATCGCAACCAGAGGTTCGGTGCCTTGGAGCGCGGATTCCTGACGCAGGCCGACAACGTCGGATCCCGTCGCGATGCGGCCGTCGGGTTGGCGCGGGACATCTACGGCACTCGCACCAATGTCGCGGGAACCGCGCTGAATGAAAATCTGTCCAATCTCGGCGACATTTACAGTAACCGCTACCAGACGGTCGGCAATATCTTCAACACCCGCACGGCGCTCGGAGAGCAGATGTTCAAGACGGGGATCGGGTTGTCGAGTGACATGTATAGCAGCGCGGTAAACGCCTCGTCGGATTTCTACGGCACCAATGTCAACGTGGCCGGTAATATATTCGGAACGACCTCTGCGGCGTCGACCAACGCGGCTAATCTGCGTGCTCAAGCCGAGCGTGATCGGCTTGACGCTATGACCCGCGCCCGCGGTGCCGCGGCAGGGACAATGACGGCGGCGGCACAACAGGACTTACTCAACAACCAACAAAATACCGCTTCAAATAACGCGATGTGGGGTTCGCTGGCCAACACTGGAGCTTCACTAGCAGGGAGCATTTTCGGGAATATGAATTTCAGTGGCGGCGGTTTTGGGAAAACTAGGACAGGGACACCTTCGTTCGGCGGCACTTACGACCCTAACACTTACAGCGCCAGCAGCAGACCTGTCGCTGTTCCGGCGGGGATGCGCTAACATTTTATGTCGTCTTTCATCCAACCTGTCAGACCGATCGACACCGCACCGCCCTGGAACTGGAATCCGGGGCAGACGTTTGTCGACGCTTTCAATGAGTCTCGTCTTACGAAAGCGAAAGCAGATCAGTTGCAGATGGAAGCTGAACTTGAGCAGCTTCTTTTCCCTGTGGCGCAAAAGAAAGCCGCCTTGGAGTTGGATAAGATGCAGTTCGAAGTCGAGCGTCAGTCTTTGATGCTCGATATGGCTCGTGATGCGCAAAGGCAAGTTCATCGCTCTCAAATGAGTGGGTTGGCCACTGGTGGGGGGCAGCTTGATTCTACAATCATCGACACTTCAAATGTGGACTTTAGATCGAACACACCCCGAACGCCGACTCCTAGCGGCAAAATTAAACTACCCGAATGATTGACGCAGTCCTCAACGATCCTGGCTTCAAAGCCTTTGTGCGCAAGCGTGGTGTAGCTGGCAAAGAGGTTTCTTCTGAAGAATTTCAGGTCTTGGTCGATGAATTCCAAGGCAAGCAATCTGCGGATACAGCGCAAGCCACTAAAGTATTGGCGAGTATTCCCGACCCTGCACCAAACGCTGCGGCTGCGGAGAATTCATTCGCTCCATCCAGTATGGCTTACAACGATCTCGGTGTGCTGACGGGCGGTTCTCGCCGCGATCCGATCATGTCGACGGTTGAGGAGGTGACCGCTCAAGAACAAGCGCAAGCCGCCGAGCAACAGCAAGCTGCGGCACAAGAAGACCCGAAAGCGGTGTTTACGCGGGACCGGGTCTTGCCGGTAATCAATAACTTGAGACAGCAGCGGGAAGCCATTGCTACGGGGAAGTTTAAGAATACTTACGAGAGAAAAATGGCCAACGATGCCTTAGATGGTCTGGTGGCTAGAAACATCACTGATTTGGAGAAGATTGGATACTGGGGACCAGAACAGTCCCTCACGTATACGACGATCAAAAAAGAAGAGGAGGCCCCCTCGGAGGAGGCTTTTCTCCGGACGGTCAATGCTGCAATGAACCCAGCAGCCAAACAAGGTGTTGCGGTCTCGGCTGCGGATGCCAACAAGGCATTGGAAGTTGCCACGCAGAACTACGAGTCCACAGTGCGTTTTGCCGACGCAAATCCTGACGACCCAAAAGCCAAAGCCGCGGTCGTAAGCGCGGGTAGGGCGGTAGAGGCGGCGAGAGAGAAAGCCGGACTGTCGTCCAAGCCGGATATGTTCGCGGACTACAGCAACATTTCTCTAAACGCGGCTATCTTGCGAAATGCTCAAAGAGACAACATCCCCGCAATCATAATCGATAACGAAACAGTAACCGAAGATATGTATGATGATGCGTTGCTGGGGCTCCAAGCAAGATTGGGAACTTACGAGGCAACGCCTGAATTTATTGAAGGCCGTCCTCAGTTGAAGCTGGGCGATTTCGGCAGTAAAGAAGAATGGCAAACGGCTGTCCGAGAAGCTGGCGGGGTGTATCGCGATGAAAAAGGTCAACTTGTCACACCGCAGAGGTTTGCGAATCAGGGTAAAAAAGACAGCTTCAAGCGGTTCAGAACTAACGATGCGCCCAGCGTGGTGAATACTCCGGTGGCTGATGCGCCTTCTCTACCTCGCGCCGAAGAAAACATGATCCGCAGGATGATCGAGAAAGATGAAGATCTCACCGACACCAGATTCAACCCAGAGGTGGTGGAGTCAGTGCGATCCAAAATGGATGACGAACAAGTGGAGAGAGCTTTACGAAAGCTCTACGCGGGGAACTCTTGGGCGAGCATGGTCGGCTTGCGTAACCCGAACATCAAAGATCGGGATATGAGTGGCGTGCTCGGGCGGACGAACGACCCCGAAGCGGCCGAGTTCTTGAGCAAAGTCGACCCTGATATCGTATCCCGAGTATATGAGAGGACCGGACGACTCCAGGGTCAGAATGCCCAAAGTTTCAAGAATAGCGACGGGACTTGGAGCAAAAAAGTAGATCCCCCCGAGGAGGTGCTTTTCAGGATCCGGCAATTAGCGTCAACGCGAGGTAAGTGATATTGTAATTAATGGCTTGGTATGATGACCCAGAAGAAGTCCGTCGCGCTACCGCAGAGGCCCTTGGGCTGGCTCTACAAGAGCCTGTAGAAGACCAAGAAGATCCTGCTGGGGCGACGAGCCTTAGCCTCAACCAAGTGCCCGACGAGTCTCGTTCGTTGGAGATAACCCCTAAAAAATGGTGGGAGGAAGAAGGGGCGGTTGAGGCGGCAATGGAGGAGCTTGGTGTCGGCGTGGCTGCGCCGATGAGATCCGAGCGTTCTATGGGCGAGGAGTTCTCGGCGGGTCTGGCCAGAGGCACCGACCAAACACAGGGGCTTCTTTATGGCTTTACCGGAATGCTCGGTCAGGCGCTTGGCGTCGAGGATCTGGAGCAGTTCGGGCTGGAGAACTACGTCCGCAAAATGGAGGAGGCGGCTCAGAATGAGGCGACTATCCAGAATCCTTTCGAAGACGCCGACGGCGTTGGTGATTTGATGACCTACGCCACGGGTCTGGTCGCCGAGCAGATCCCACAACTTGCGTTGTCTATCGGAGGAGCCGGTATTGGTGGGTTGATTGGTAAGGCAGCAGCGCGACGGATCATCGCCAACGAGGTCAGTAAACGAACGCTGGCCGGAATGACGAAAAACGAAGCTGCGGAAGAAGTAGCCAAGTTGGTTTCAGAAAACGCTTTCCGTAACGCTGGTGCTGGTGCTGGTGCCTACCTCGCCAACTTTGGCCAGATCGCGGGCGGGAGCTTCGGTCAGATCGCCCAGGAGACGGGTGAAGGTGATGCCGCAGCAGCAGCAGCTTTTGCAGTGCCAGGAGCGGCACTCGATACTTTGGGTGAGGTATTCATTGCTGGGAAATTCCTCAAACCCTTCAGCAAAACAGGACGCGCTGCAATGGAGGGTGTCGATACGGCCACGGGTATCTCGTTCCCCGGCCGTGTGGCCCGAAGCGTGGGCGTTGGTCTGCCGGCCTCGGCAGGGATCGAAGGTAGCACGGAATATGTGCAGACCGGCTTGGAGCAAGCGGCGGTCGGTGCG